GGAATCCGCCGAGGCACGTCATGGGCGTGCCACCCTTCGCATGGACGAAGACATTCCCGTCACTCCCGAACAAGTGCGCGACCTCTCGAGGGTGGATCCCTGGGGGGCACCGTCGCTGCAAACGATCGCCGAGGAGCTCCCCGAGGACGTGCTGGCCACGGCCAAGCGTTGGCCTGCGTTTCGCCTCGAGCGGCTCCAGCACATGATCCTCTGCCGCATGGCAGGCATCAGCACCGCGCAGGCCTGCCGCGCTGCCGGCTTCACCGCGTCGACGTGGGGCAAATGGTGCGAGACCTGCCCGGAGATCGGCGAGCTCGTGGACCGGTGGGCCGACCGCGAGCTGTCGCGCATCGCGAGCGCCGCGACGGCCATGTGCTTCGATCCTGGGCTGGACCCGAAGCTGCGCAGCGAGCTCATGCGCTGGCACCTCGACCGCCGTAGCGAGGGCCACGCACCGCCGGCCCACCGGGTCCAGGCCAACGTCGACCAGGCCGTCACGCACCACGGCGTGATGGTGGCACCCTCGAGCTCGACCGCGGACGACTGGATCGCGCACGAGCTCGCGCGCACCGCCGAGGCTCCCGAGCCCACCGTCGAGGAAGACTAGGTGGTGGCCGCCAACCCGCAGGCGCGCGTCATCTGGTCGCCGCTGCCGGGCTCCCAGGAGGAGTTCCTGCGCTGCCCGCTCCAGGAGTGCCTGCTCCACGGGAGCCGCGGCCCGGGCAAGTCGGACGCGCTCCTCATGGACTTTGCCCAGCACGTCGGCCAGGGCCATGGCGCGGCATGGCGCGGGGTCATCTTCCGCGAAACGTACCCCCAGCTCGCCGACCTGGTGGCCAAGAGCGAGAAGTGGTTCCGGCTCATTTTTCCCGACGCGGAGCTGAACCGTTCTCGGATGGAGTGGCGTTTCGCCGGCGGCGAGACGCTGATGTTCCGGCACATGAAGCGCCCGGAGGACTACTGGAGTCACCACGGCCAGGAGTACCCCTGGATCGCGTTTGACGAGCTGTGCAACTGGGCGACGCCGGAGTGCTACCTGCGGATGTTCTCCTGCAACCGCTCGAGCCGACCGGGCGTGCCCAGGAAGATCCGCGCGGCGACCAACCCCTACGGCAAGGGGACCAACTGGGTCCGCGAGCGCTTTGGCCTGCACGGCGAGTGGTGGCGGACCAAGGTGATCCAGGGCGCGAAGGACCGCGACGGGAAGCCTGAGCCCGCGCGCGCGGCGATCCACGGCCACCTTCGCGAGAACCGGTTCCTGCTCGAGGCGGACCCCCTGTACGCGCGCACGGTCATGGCGTCGGCCACCAACAAGGCCATGGCCGCGGCCTGGCTGAACGGCGACTGGAACGTCATAGCCGGCGGGATGTTCGACGACGTCTGGAGCTTCGAGCACAACGTCGTGCGGCCATTCGAGGTGCCAGCGACCTGGCGAATCGACCGGGCCTTTGACTGGGGCTCGTCGAAGCCGTTCAGCGTTGGCTGGTACGCCGAGAGCGACGGCAGCGACCTCGAGTTCCCCGATGGGCGGGTGCGGGCCACCGTCCGCGGCGACGTGTTCCGCATCGCCGAGTGGTACGGGTCCACCGGCCAGCCGAACGAGGGCCTGCGGATGCTGGCCGTGGACGTGGCCCAGGGCATCGTCGAGCGCGAGCTCGCCTGGGGCTGGCGCGACGGCCGCGCCTCGAGGGTCAAGGCCGGCCCAGCCGACTCGGCGATCTTCACCGTCGAGAACGGCAACTCGATCGCGGTGGACATGGAGCAGCCGGTGAGGGTCGCCAATGCGATGCACCAGGGCGTTGCCTGGCTGCCGGCGGACAAGCGTCCGGGCTCGAGGAAGGCCGGCTGGGAGCAGCTGCGGGCGATGATTCGAGCGGCCAAGCCCGAAGACCGGCGACCTCGCGAGACCCCGGGCTTGTTCGTCGTTGGCGACCGCTGCCCCCATTTCATGCGCACTTTCCTGTCGCTGCCGCGCGACGAGCGCGACCCCGACGACGTCGACACCGACGCAGAAGATCACATCGCGGACGAGGTCCGCTACCGCATTCGCAGCGCAGGTGCGCGCGTCACCACCTCTCGGTCCACTGGCCTCTACTGACCCATGTCCGTCGATACGAAGCACCCCCTGTACGTCGAGCACTACCGCGACTGGATCCAGCTGCGCGACAGCTACCGCGGCGAGCGCCAGGTGAAGGAGCGGGGCACCGTGTACCTGCCCCCGACCTCGGGCATGATTGCGGACGGGATGCTCGACACGACGGCTCCGGGCTTCCAGGCCTGGAACGCCTACCGCACGCGCTCCAGGTTCCCCGGTGTCCTGAGAGACGCCGTCGAGACGATGCTGGGGGTGATGCACTCGAAGCCGCCGGTGATCGAGCTGCCCGAGCGCCTCGAGCCCATGCGAGACTCCGCGACCCTGCGTCGGGAGAGCCTGGTGGCCCTGCTCCGCCGGATGAACCTCGAGCAGCTCGTCATGGGCCGCTGCGGCCTGCTGCTGGACGTCGTAGCGGGCCGCGGCACGACGACGCCCTACGTCTCGCTGTATCAGGCCGAGCACATCATCAACTGGGACGAGGGCACGGTGGACGCGACGCGCCCGGACACGCTCAACCTCGTCGTGCTGGACGAGACCGAGGCCGAGCGCCAGTCGGACTTCTCGTGGGAAACGATCGAGAAGTACCGGGTGCTGGTGCTCGGCGAGCTTGAGGAAAACGAGACGGAGGGCGTGTACCGGTCGGGGGTCTTCGGCGACCGCCAGGACTTTGACGAGTCCATGCTCGAGACGCCGAGCATCGCCGGGCAGGCGTTGGGGGAGATTCCTTTCGTCTTCGTCAACACGAGGGACATCGTCCCCACGCCGGACGATGCGCCGCTGCTTGACCTCTCGCACCTTGCCATGGCGATCTATCGCGGCGAGGCCGACTACCGGCAGGCGCTGTTCATGCAGGGCCAGAGCACCTTCGTGGTCGTCGGGGGCAAGGTAGAGGACGAGATCCGGCTTGGGGCCGGCGCGGTGGTCCATGTGCCGCAGGGGGGTGACGCCAAGTTCGAGGGCGTGAGCTCGGCGGGCCTTGCCGAGCAGCGGCAGGCGCTCGAGAACGACTATCGCCGTGCTGAGCAGCGCGCCAACGGGCTGATCGACGCGGTCGGGCGCGGCAGCGAGTCGGGGGAGGCGCTCAAGGTCCGGGTGGCCGCTCGCACGGCCTCGCTGCACCAGGTCGCCCTCACCGGGGCCTACGCGCTCGAGCAGATCCTGCGCAAGGCGGCGATCTGGGCCGGGGCCGATCCGGACGAGGTCGCGGTCTATCCCAACCTGGACTTCTCGTCGGACATGATGCGCGGCCAGGAGCTGGTGCAGCTCATGAGCGCCAAGCAGCTCGGCGCGCCGCTGGCCCTCCAGACGGTCCACGAGATCGCCCAGGCTCGAGGCCTGACCGACCAGACCTGGGAGCAGGAGCTCGAGCGGCTGGACGCGGAGGCCCTCGAGGGCCTGCCGGGCGCGATGGCCTGGACCGGCGACGACGGCCAGAGCGGTGCCGGTGACCCGATGCCCGACGAGGACGATGCCTGAGATCCCCGGGTGGATCCTCCGCGACTGGCTGATCTGCGCCCGGTTCCAGATCGAGCGCGGACCGGAGGACTGGCTCGTGTGCGCGCCGCCGGACATTCGCGAGGCGTGGCTGGCGAAGGGCTACGTCCGCGAGGTGCCGGCGGACGGCCAGGACGGTTTTGTGCGGCTGCACTCGAATGGCCAGGTGGTGGGCAGTCGGCTCGAGCTGACTGCGCTGGGCTGGGCGTTGCTCCGCGAAGAGCAGGCGGTGGCTGGGTGAGGGCGTGGCCGGTGGTGCTGATGCTCTCGGGGTGCGTTTGCCTGACCCCCGAGCAGCTGCGCGAGCTCCGCGTCGAGCGAGGGGCCGCGCAGGCCGCCTCAGAGGCCCGCCAGGACGCGCACGACGCCCGGGTGGAGTCCTTGGCCCAGGAGGCCGAGCAGCGCGCTCAGGCGGCCTCTGGGGCGCTCAGGGCGGCCGCGCCGCTGCTGCCTCCCGGCGTCGGCGCGCTGGCCCTGGCTGGGGCGGCGATGCTCATCGGCCGCAGGCCGCGCCGCCGAGGTGTCGCATGACCTCCGCCGAGCTCTGGGAGAAAGCCCTCGAGGGCTGGCTGGTCATCGTCCGCCACCAGATCGACGCGGACGACCGCTTCACGGTGATGGAGCTCCCCGAGTGCGTCAAGTCCGGGTGGGTCGAGCGTGGCTGGGCTGTGGAGGTCGAGGACAAGGACACCGGCGAGGTCTCGCTGGCGCTGACGGATCAGGCGCACGTGGCCAGTGACCTGGCGGCCGCCGAGTGGGGGATCGACCCCTTTGGGAGCAACTGATGGACAGCAACCAGGCCATCCAGGACGCCGTCATTGCGCACCAGATCGAGCTGCTGCGCTACTCGGCTGGCGTGCGGGACCAGATCTGGGCGCTTCTCGACGCGAGCGAGGAGGACATCCGGGCGGCGATCCTGCGATACGAGGGCGCGGGCCTGGACACCCCTGCTGGCCTGCGCGACCTCGAGCGCCTGCTGGCCAAGATCCGCGACGCTCGCGAGCAGGCCTTCCGAGGTGTGCGCGCCTACTGGCTGGCCGAGATGACCAACTTCGCGCAGTCGGAGCCGCTGTTCCTCGCCTCGATCATCACCGAGATCTTGCCGGTCGAGGTGACCCTGAACCTGCCGCCGGCCGACGTGCTGGCCGAGATCGTGACCTCGAGGCCTTTCGAGGGTCGAACCCTGCCGGAGTGGTTCGACAAGCTGGAGGCCGACGACGCCAGCCGACTCGAGGCCCAGATCAAGATCGGCCTGGCGCAGAACGAGCACCCCAACCGCATCGCCAGGCGCATCGTCGGTACGGTGCGCAAGAAGGGCGCGGACGGGATCGCGCAGGTGACCCGTCGCGATGCTGCGGCCATCGCGAGGACGGTCAGCTCGGGCATCGGGAACGAGGGCCGGCGCGAGCTGATCCTGGCGAACGAGGACATTGTCCAGCAGGAGGTCTTCGTTGCGACCCTGGACTCGCGGACGACGCCGCTCTGCCAGTCGCTCGACGGGAACCGCTACAAGCCTGGGGAGGGCCCGCGGCTGCCGCTGCACTTTGGCGAGCGCTCCACGTATGCGCCCGTGATCGACGGTGACTTGATCGGTGCGAGGCCGATGAAGCCCTACACCGAGCAGTCTCTGGTGAGGGAATACGCCAGAGAGAACGGCCTGGACGGACGCCTGCGCCGGCGGCGTTCGCTGCCGCGAGGCCACAAGGGCACCTTCGACGCCTGGCAGCGGCAGCGCGTGCGCGAGCTGGTCGGCCGCGTGCCGGCGAAAACCACCTACGCGGAGTTCCTTTCGCGGCAGAGCGCCGCCGTGCAGGACGACATCCTCGGAGCAACCCGTGGCGCACTGTTTCGCCGCGGGGGACTGACTTTGGACAAGTTCGTCGACCCCACCGGTCGCCGGCTGTCCCTGGCCGAGCTCGCGGAGCGCTATGAGGGCGCATTCACGCGGGCGAACCTCAACCCCAGCGAGTTCCTGTGACGGAGCTCTGACCGACAGACATGGAACTGAAGGCGATTTACGACTCGATCGACGACATCCCGGACACCGTCGAGGACTTCCGCTCGCTCTTTGTGGAAAGGGACGGGCGCTACGAACTGGCCGGCCTCTCCGGCGTGAAGTCCCAGGCGGACGTGGACCGGCTGCAAAAGGCACTTCTGGCCGAGCGAGAGGCGGTCAAGTCCGTGAAGGAGAGGCTGAAGCCCTGGCAGGAGCTCGACTACGACGAGGTGATGGCAAAGCTGGATAGGCTGCCCGAGCTCGAGGCCGCGGCCGCCGGCAAGCTGGACGACTCGGCCATCGAGGAGATCGCCGCTCGGCGGGTCGAGGGCGCTGTGCGGAGCAAGCTGGCTCCGGTCGAGCGAGAGCTCAAGTCGGCGCGCAGCGAGCTCGAGGAGCTCCGGGCCGAGCGGGAGGTGCTGGTGCGCGAGCGGCAATCGCGGCAGCGCGAGGACCAGCTGCGGCCCCTGCTGAGCAAGGCGAACGTGCTGCCCGAGCACTGGGAGGACGTGCTGATGTACGCCGAGCGCCACCTCGAGCAGCTGGATGATGGCTCCTGGGTGGCCCGCGACGCGGTGGGTGTGACTCCTGGACTGGGCCCGGCGGAGTGGCTGGCCGAGATGCTGGAGCGCCGTCCGGGGTGGCTGCCGGCCAACGTGGGCGGCGGGGCTCGAGGCTCTGGGGCTGCCGGTGGCGTGAGCAACAACCCCTGGTCGGCGGCCCACTGGAACATGAGCGAGCAGGGCCGGATCCTGCGCGAGAAGGGCCGCGAGTACGCCGACCGCCTGGCCAGCGCTGCTGGCACCAAGGTTGGCGGAGTCAAGCCCCGCAAGTGAAACGGGGTTAGAAACCCGGGCACCGGGGGGACAAGCTCAGGGGACGGCTGGCTCCATGAGGAGTTCGGCCGCCCCCTCTAGCAGCCGGGGCTGAGAGGCACTCATGGAGCGCCTCGAGGAAGCTGCCGCAGGCGGCCGAGTGCATGGCGCTGGCCGAGGCGAGAACTGACTCGACTTCGACCACTCACAAGCACACACAGACATGGCTTCCGGTCCGACCACGCAGATCTCCGACATCATCGTCCCGGAGGTCTTCACTCCCTACACCCAACAACTCACCGAGACCAAGTCGCGCCTCGTCCAGTCGGGCGTGGTTCAGCGCAACGCCGTCATGGACCAGCTGCTCGCTGGTGGCGGCCTGACCTTCGGCGTCCCGTCCTGGAAGGACCTGGACGATGATGCCGACAACGTCAGCAGCGACACGGCCGCCGACGCGCACGTCCTGGCCGGCGACGGTGGTGGCGGTAGCGTCCCGACCCTCGCCGACGTGGTGCCCTTCAAGACGGGTGCCTCGCAGGAGACGGCCGTGCGCCTGAGCCGCAACGCGGCCTGGTCGGCCTCTGACCTCACGGCCTCCCTGGCCGGCGCTGACCCGATGGGCTCGGTCGCCGAGCGCGTCTCCACCTACTGGAGCCGTCGCCTCCAGGCCGCCTTCGTGGCGACCATGCAGGGCGTCATCGCGGACAACACCGCGAACGACTCGGGCGACTACACCAACGACATCAGCGGTGCCAGCTACTCGGCTGGCGTGACCGACTTCTCCGCCGAGGCGTTCATCGACGCTGCCGCGACGATGGGCGACTCCTACGGCGACCTGTCGGCCGTCATGGTGCACTCGGTCGTGTACGCCCGGATGCAGAAGAACAACCTGATCGACTTCATCCCGGACTCCGAGGGGATGTTCCAGATCCCGACCTTCCTCGGCCACGAGGTCATCGTCGACGACGCGATGCCCAAGACCGGCAGCGTGTACGACACCTGGATCTTCGGCTACGGCTCGATCCAGCTCGGCGTCGGCGCGCCGAAGGTTCCGACCGAGACCTACCGCTACCCGGGTGCGGGCAACGGTGGCGGCGAGGAGACCCTCTACTCGCGCGTCGAGTGGGCGATCCACCCCGTCGGCCACGCCTACGCCGGCACGGCCCCGAACGGTGGCCCCAGCAACGCCGCGACCAGCAACAACCTGGCCGCCGCCGGCAGCTGGAACCGGGTCTACGCGCAGCGGAAGCAGGTGAAGTTCGCTCGCCTGGTCACTCGCGAGGCCTGATCTCGATTTGACGCGGGCGGGGGCCCTTGAGGCCTCCGCCCAACCCCTTCCACCCGCCGAGCTCGTCCCATGGCCAAGACCCCGCGCATCTCCCGTCGCCGCCACCTGCGGCACACGAACTACACCCGAGTCCGTCGTGACGAGCGCCTCCAGGACTTCTGGTCGGCCGAGGCCGCGGACCTGGCCGACACGGGCACGCCGCTGACCTTCACGGCGGCCACGAACGACCGCATCACGTCGACGTCGCACGGCCTGAGCTCCGGCGACGGCCCGTTTGTCGTCTCGAGCACCGACACGCTGCCCGGCGGTCTGGCCGCTGGCACCCTTTACTGGGTCAAGGTCATCGACGCCGACCAGTTCACCCTGCACCTCGGCGGCCGCGTGGCCGTCCGCTACGAACAGGTCGACATCACGAGTGTCGGGGTGGGCACCCACTCGATGGAGCGCGCAGAGACCGCCGAGGCGATGTTCCACGCCCAGCGCATCAACGACCCGCGAACGATCGCCGCGGCGACCGACGTGGACAACCTGGCCTGACGGCCGAGGAGACCCCCAGCATGAACATCCAACAAGCCCTACTGGCCCTTGACCCGAAGAACGACCAGCACTGGACCGACGCAGGTCTGCCGCGACTGTCGGAGCTCAAGCGCCTCACCGGCAACGACGCACTGACGCGCGCGGACGTCAACGACGTCGACAGCGAGTTCCACCGCGACATGGTTGGCGTGGTCCACGAGGTCCTCGACGACATCTTCGGCGAGACCTCGGACGATTCCGCCGAGGACCAACCCGAGCCAGCTGTGGAGCGGCAGGAGTCCGTGCTGGGGCTGCCCCTGCCGCAGATCCTCGGTGACCCCGAGGTGGCGCGTCAGGCCCTCCAGGAGCTCAATGGGCTCCAGCTCGAGGCGGCCAACCGACTGAAGGTTGTGCAGGATGAGCAGGCCCAGCTGGCGGCTCAGGTTGCCGTAGTCGAGCGCGCGGTGGAGCGCCACCGCCGGGCCATGGGCACCTCGGAGGACTCCTCGGGGGTCCGTGCGTACCTCGAGCGGCAGCGCCAGGTGCGCGAGGAGCGGGCGACCCGGCGGAAGGCGTTCATCGAGTCGGGCGTGACTGCCGGCGAGGTGGCCGCCGAGCTGCGCGGCCAGGCCCCGATCGACGCTGCGATGAACGCACGTGGCAACAGTCGGGGCACGTCGCGGCCCAAGATGGGGGTGACGCGCTGATGTTCGGCTCCCTGGGATCGCCGCGCCGGGTTCGGGCCAGGCTGCACGCTGCACTGTTCCACGCGAGGGAGCAGCGCCGCGGGCGGCTCCTGGCCCCGCCGGCGTCGACCCAGGGGGACGTCGATCACGCTGAAAACAGCCCCTTCAGCCTGACCCTCGAGGACGGCAGCGGTGACTGGGTCACGACAGTGCAGATCTCGCCCGAGCTGCCTCAGCTCAGCTTCGACGGTGCGGACCTGGCGGGCACCCTGCCGTCGGTATCGGAACCCACGGACCACGTCGTGAGCGTCCGTCGCCGCAACGGCTACGGAGTCAGCTACGCGACCTTCACCCTTACCATCCTGAACACGGAGCAGGGCGGACGCTGATGGCTGCCACCTTTGAGGTCGAGGACGGTACGGGAAAGGCCGACGCCAACGCCTACGTGGCGGTGCCCACGGTGACGCAGTACGCGGAGGACTACCTGGCGGACGCCTCGGTGTGGACGGGTTTGGCGTGGGGCGTGCAGGAGCGCCACATCCGGGTCGCGACGCGCTACCTAGACGCGACCCTGTGCAACCGCTGGAAGGGCTCGCGGGCGAGCCAGTCGCAGGCTCTGGACTGGCCTCGCAAGGGCGTGGTGGACCGCAGCGGGTTCCAGCTGGATTCGGACGCCCTGCCGGCCGCGCTCAAGCAGGCCTGCTGCCAGTTCGTGATCGAGGCCCTGAGCAACGACCTGCTGCCGAACCTGGACAGCGCCGGCCGAATCACCCGCAAGCGGGAAAAGCTGGGCGACCTCGAGCAGGAGATCCAGTACGAGGGCGGGTTCGACGAGGGGAAGGTCTACCAGCTGGCCGTGGCCCTCCTGGATGAGCTCCTCGTGCCTCGCGGGCGGGCGGTGAGGGCCTGATGGGAATCCTGGACAGCACCTTCCGCAGCCTGGCAACGAGCCTGGTCGGGCGCTTTCGCGACACCTCGAGCACCCTGACGAGGATCTCCGAGGGGGCCGGCTACAACCCGGCCACGGGCAGCTCGAGCAGCTCGAGCACCAGCGCCTCGATCAAGCGCTCGCCGGCGATGCCGTTCAAGACCTCCCAGATGCAGGACGAGGAGGTGCTCGAGGGCGATCTGTACTGCTACGTAGACGCGGCCAGCTGCGAGTCGGCGGGCGTCTCGCCCGTTCCCGGTGACGGCTACCGGGTCGAGCTCGACGGCTTCCGAGTCATCTCGGCCACGGCGCTCGAGTCGGGCGACCAGAACGCGGCCTACCTGCTACACCTGCGGGAGGCGTGACGTGAGCCTGCGCAGTGAAATCGAGCTCTTCGGCCAGGCCGTCGAGGCCCGCGGCAACACGCTGGCCAGGAAGGTGGCCCTGACCGCGCTCCAGGGCGTTGTCTTTCGGTCGCCGGTGGACACCGGCCACTTCCGGCGCAACTGGCGGGTGTCGCAGGGCAGAGCGGAGCTCGACGTCCGGGGCAAGCGTGGCGACGGGGCGGCCGAGGGGCCGGGTGAGACGCTCTCTCGCGGCCAGGCCAAGCTCCAGGATGCGGGCTGGAACGATTCGATCCACGTGAGCAACCACGTGGAATACGCGGCGTACCTCGAGGCGGGGAGCTCGCCGCAGGCTCCGCCGAACGGGATCGTGGGCCTGACCATGGACGAGGTCCGGGCGCGCTTTGCCGGCCTGGTCAAAGAGGTGCGAGGTGGCCGGTGACGCACTACGACCGCAGCGCCTTTCGGTACGCGGCCCGCGGCGTCCTGGCTGCGGTGTCGGGGTATCCCGGGCACGACTTCCTCGAGTGGGAGGGCCGCGCCTGGACGCGCGACGGAGACCCCACCAACGGGCTGTTCGTGCGCGAGCTGCTGCTGCCGGTGTCCGAGGAGAACTCCAGCTCGGGCTACATCATCGCGCGCGGCCGAGCGAACTACGACGTCTTCCTGGCGCGTGGCGCACTTATCGAGCCGGCGGAAACGCTGGCCAAGAACATCGCGGAGGCCTTTGCCGGCGGTCAGTCGATCGCGGCCTCGGGCTTCTCGATCGTTGTGAACCGATCCGAACGTGGCGAGCTGCGACCCAGCCCGTCGCCGGAGTGGTCGTTCATTCCCACCTCTTTCTCCTGGTACGTCTACACGGCGAAGTGACCCTGGCAGGCTGAATCATGGCTCTTGCATCTGGAAACACGACCAACCTGATCTACTGGCGGGAGCGCGTTCCTGGCGTGCAGCCTGCCGCTCTTGCGACTGCGACGACTGGGCTCGGCTGGGCTGAGGGCGACGACGCCAACAGCTTCAAGGTGACCCGGGCCTCTGGCGACTTCACTACGGACGGCTTCGTCGAGGGGCAGATCGTGCGTCTCGCGGGCTTCACGACGACTGGCGGCACTTCGCCGGTCTCGCCGACCACGGGTGCGTACCGCATCCGCTCGGTCGCCGCGACCACTGTGGTCATCGAAGACACGGCCAGTGCCACCGCTCTGAACGGGGGCACCTCGGGCAGTGCCGGCACGATGCAGATCCAGGCGATGACCCTGCGCTCGACGTCGATGAACGTCAACCTCGAGCGCAACCTCTTGGAGTCCGGGGAGATCAGCTCCTCGGGTATGCAGAAGGACGTCCGCCACGGCTTCAACCAGATCACGGGCTCGCTGGGCTTCGAGCTTTCCCGTGGTGCCTTCGACGACTGGATGGAGGCGGCACTCCGTGGCCGGTTCACCACGATCTACGGGGTCAAGGACGCCAGCGAAACCGTCGACGCGGCGGCTGGCTCTGCGGCCGGCACCTCGAAGTTCACCCGCAGCGGCGGCAGCTGGCTTGCCAACGGCTTCCGGGTGGGGGACATCGTCAGCGTCGGCGCGCCCTTCGACTCGGACAGCCAGGGGCAGTACCGAGTCCTCGCTCTGACCGCCACCGTGATGACCGTCGCGGACTCTGCCGGCTCGGTCGTGCCCGAGTCCAGCATCGACGGCGTCGAGTCCATCAACGTGGTCGGGCGTCGACTTGACGCCGGAACCACGAAGATCACCTTCGGCATGGAGCGTCAGTTCACCGACATCCAGCAGTATCAACTGTTCGCGGGGGTGTCGGCTGCGAACTTCCAGATCAGCCTGGATCCCGAGCAGATGGCGACCGCCACGGTGGACGTCATCGGCCTGAGCGGTGGTGAGCTTTCGGGCACCAGCGTCGTCACTGGCAACGTCCTGGCTGCGCGTGCTGCCGCTTCCAACTCGCCCTTCGCCTGGCAGGACGGTGCCGTGTACGAGGGCAAGGTCAGCAACGCCGTGGTGACCGGCGGCAGCGTGACGGTGAACCCGCAGCGCTCGCTCGAGGCCGTTGTGGGCAGCCGCTACTCGCCCGACATCTTCGAGGGCACGATGCAGGTGGAGGCCCAGATCGACGCCTTCCTGGAGACCGGGGCCAGCCTGTTCGGCAAGTTCTACGACGAGACCGAGAGCTCGCTCTGGATCGAGACCCGCGATCCCCAGGTCGCCACCGGCTTCATGTCGATCGTCGTTCCGCGCACCAAGTACACCGGTGCGCAGCTCGACCCCCAGCAGGAGGGCCCCATCACCCAGAACCTGCCCTTCCGCGGGCTGGAGAAGGCGGTGGACCTCGCGGCCGGCGGCACCGGCTACACCTCGATCGTCATCCAGGTGTCGAACAACGCCGACGAGTTCTGATCTGACCTCTGATCCATACCCCAGCATGGACCTCACTGACTTTGACGTGAAGCGGCGCGCGGAGGAGGGCTCCTGGCTCCACCTCCGCGAGCCGATCAACAACGAGCTGCTGTTTGCCGACGATGGCGACGAGTACGGGGACTCCGGGGAGCGCCGGCCCATGCGGCTGAAGCTCCTCGGGGCCGACTCCGACACGCTTCAGAAGTACGGCAGGGGCCTGCTCGATGAGCAGCGCCGCCAGGCCGCGACTGAGGGGAAGGCCTTCCGCAGCTCGAGCGAGGTCGAGGAAGACCTGATCTCGCTGCTCGTGGCCGCGACTGTCGACTGCGAGAACATCCTGGTCGACGGCGAGGAGATCGAGCCGACCCGGCGCGAGCTCGAGGCCCTGTACGAGCGATTCCCGTGGATCGCCGAGCAGGCCATGCGGCGCGTCCGTGATCGCGCGGCGTACCTAAAAAACTGACGGACGGGCTGGTGGCGTGGGCTCGCAAGCAGTTCGAGCTCGCCGCGCCATCAGCCCGCGGCAAGTCCAACCTGGCGGCGCACATCCGCCAGCTGGCCAAGTCGGGCAGGGCACCAGAATGGGCAAAGGAACTCAGCGCGCAGACCGTCACAGAACCCCCGGGGCTCTTGCCTCAGTGGGGAATCTACTGCGCTCTGAGTCGCCGTCGCCGCAGTGGGATGAACGGCCCGGAGCCTCTGACGGATCTGGACCTGCTGGCCTGGGAGCGAGGCTATTCCGTCTCGCTGGCCGTGTGGGAGCGCGAGCTGCTCTTCGATCTCGACTCAGCCTTCCTGGAGGTGTGGCATGACCGATCTCGCCAATCTCGAGATCCAAATCCGGGCCAAGGGCGTCGAAGAGGCGCGCCGCGCTCTCGGTGAGCTGGCCAAGGCAGCGGTCGAGGTCGAATCTGCGGTGGACGAGATGGGCCGCGGCACCCGCGAGGTGGGGCGTGCCACCGGCCAAGCCGAGCGGGCTGCTGATCGCCTGGGCCGCGAGCTCGACAATGCGGGCAAGAGCGCGCGAAAGACCGGCCAGGAGTCGAGCCGCGCCGCGGACAAGATC